CGCATTTTTCCTTCGACAGCTTCATTCCGGGAAAAACGTGTTTTCCATCCACCATCGTGGCACCCCGACAGATGGTCCATATACCGGAGCCATCACGGTATGCCGTAGTGTGATTACCTTCTTTTTCGTCCAGAAACTGGTCAAGAATGACGGGAGCGGATGCACCTGCAGCAATCAACGCCAGAACGGCAGCCGACAGGCCGTATCTGATTTTTGTGCTCATGGATATTTATCGTTTTCTGAACCCTGGATATGTTAAAGCCTCAGCCCGCCAGTAGTGTAGTGGGCACTGGCGTTCCGGTTAAGGCTCGGGTGGTTGGCTGAGCTACCCCATCTAAGGATCTGATATGAAAAAAGAAACTTTTATTAATGTTACAGCGGACTGTTCATCCCCCAACTCAACAACAGGAGAAATTGAGGCTCTTAAATATATGATTGCAGTTATGTTTTCTGTATTAGACCAGAATGAAAAAAATGCCATCATTTATCAATTAACAGAACATGCAGATAATCCATATATCAAAAGCAATATCGAAATGCTGCTACCAATGAAAGATATTGGAAAGCCAACTGAGACAAAAGGTTAAAAACCAGCAATTGAGTTATCTGAACCGTTAATTTTTATGGTATACCGCGCCTCTGAATGGAGGCGCTTTTCCGGCAACGACCACGCTTCACATAACCCGGCAGCAGCATCCATAAAAATCTTCTTCGCTCGTTTTTTCGCCTCTGCTTCATAAAGCTCCAGCGCTGCGCCGTCAACACGATCAAGCTTAATCACCACATGCGGCGAAAACAGCGTCGGATAGCCGTCGCTCTCCAGCGCCACAGTAACCACAACCTTATCCGGGTGACTACTTATCCCTTTAATAACCAGTTCGTATTTTTTATTCATCGCCTACTCTCCCCGCGCCGCTTTGCGCCGATCCTCTTTAATTTTGAAATACAGATTCGTCAGATAAGTCAGAAAGCCCAGTGCCAGACTCCCCAGCACACCAATAGCAGCCCACTGTGACGGACTAACCTGATCAATCCACTGCAAAAACCAGTACCCGGCACTGCCTGCCGAGGTGCCATAGGCGACACCCGTTGTTAACTTATCCATGGATTTCATAACCCCACCTCGCAGATGCGGGTGCTGTGTAATGGAAATAAAAAGGCCACCTGACGTGGCCACCAGATTATTTCCCCACCAGCTCGTTTATCTCTTTCACTGTCTGATTAAACCGCTCTGACTCAAGCTCAACACCTAAGGCCCGACGCCCCAGCGCCATTGCTGCTTTTATTGTGGAACCGGATCCCATAAAAAAATCAGCAACCAGATCACCTGGTCGACTACTGGCATTGATTATTTGTCTGAGCATATCCGCCGGTTTCTCACACGGATGTTTCCCCGGGTAGAACTGAACGGGCTTATGCGTCCAGACATCGGTATAAGGCACGGAGACTGATACGGAGAAATAGCGCCGGAGAGATTTAAACTCATCCAGCAATTCAGAATATTTGCGATTCAGTGAATCATAAGATGCCACCAGCTGGTGGTGTGGTTGTTCCAGTTGTTGTTCCTGAAACTTCTCTGCCGCTATACGGGAAAACAGTGCCTGTAACTTCCGATAGTCAGCCTCATTCGGCAACTGCCACTGACTGGCACCAAACCAGTGGGAAACCATATTTTTCTTACCTGTGGCTTCGGCAATTTGTTTTGCCGTTATACCCAGTTCGGCACGAGCATCCCTGAAATACGAAATCAGCGGTGCCATTATGTGCTGTTTGAGTTCCCTTTCTTTTGCTGCATAGCCGTCACTTTTGCCGCGATATGGCCCCTGGTAATGTTCAGCAAACAGAACGCGCTCTGTGGCAGGAAAATATGCGCGCAGACTTTCTTTATTGCACCCGTTCCATCGTCCGGACGGCTTCGCCCAGATAATGTGGTTCAGCACATTAAAGCGTTCACGCATCATGATTTCGGTATCAGATGCCAGACGATGACCGCAGAACAGGTAAAGGCTTCCGGCAGGTTTTAACACCCGCCAGAACTGCGCCAGACACTGATCCAGCCATTTCAGGTAATCATCATCGCCCTTCCACTGGTTATCCCAGCCTTCGTGTTTCACTTTAAAGTATGGCGGGTCTGTGACAATCAGATCGACAGAGTTTTCCGGTAAGGTCTGGATAAATTCCAGGCAATCAGCGTTGATTAACTCATAACTGGATATTTTTACAGTATTAGCCATAGATCAATAAGCGCTTCTCTGATAGGCTCATACCGCTTTTGCGCAAAGCAGATGGGCCTGAGGTTTGCTTGTGACCCCAACGCATGAGCAGATGGCTGGCAGGTGCCGCTAACACCCACCAGCCGCCCATTACCACAAATTAAAAAGCCTTCACTGCGGAAGGCGTCTGTAACAACCGAACTGATAATCTGCCAGGCCCGCCATAACAAGCTGGGTCAGTATTAACTGGCAGCATTCGCGTGAAAGGTAAGTATTCTGCGCAATCTCCCCGACGGTCGCCGGTTCGGTGACGCTTAATTCATTAAGCACCACTCTGGCGGTTTCTGTCATATCTTGCTGTTTTAGCATGTCTTTTTCCCTTCTGGTTAACATGACATACCAATAACTCTTGTCTAAAAAGCCAGCAAGCTGAAAGACCTGTATTCGCAACCACCAGCGCGTTTAACGTCCTGTGCTGTTTTTCGGACACAAAAAAACCCGCACGGCGGCGGGTTGTAAAAAATCTTTTAACGTCAGGTATAAAACGCCCATCGTTAGTGCGAATTTACCACAGATTCGGGAAAAATCAACAACACTATCGCGTTACCCTCTTCAACTGCCGCTCCGCCCATGACTCTTCAATGTCAAACCGAACCACCAGCGTATCGTAAAAACGCTTCACTGATTTTTTCCACGTATCAAGAGTGATAGCGCTCGTCACTTTGCATATGGCATTAAACGCCTCTGTTGACGGTAATCTTTCATAGCCACGACCACCACAACGCTGGCAGTCTCTGATAACAGGCATACCACGTTTTACCGACTCTTCACGATGAATGGCGACACCACGCCCACGGCAATCATTACAGGCGGTGGAGACCTCACCCTTTCCCCCGCATTCAGGACAGGCAACTTTTACCACTTCCCGGACTTTTTTCCATTCTTCCCAGTAAGACGGATACACACCCTTTGTACACTTTGCCCATACCGGCGGTTTACCATCCGGATACTGGACCTTGTTTGTAAAAACTACGCTTTCAATAAATTTTTTCCCACCGCAACAAGGGCACTGTTTTTTACTCGCTGCACTACGGGCATAATTCTCAAAAGCGTACGAAGCCATAATGCGCATCACTGTCGGTTTTATTTCTGCCGGAAGTTTTCTCAACGCCGCCACGCGATCGCACCGACTGAGTGCATAATCTGCCAGTAATTCTGTTGCCCGCGTTCTGTCATTCATACTGATGCCCATTTTCCCCAGGAACGCAGAAAATCCCATCTCAGCCCGGTTTTGTGTCATACCCTGCGCAGCCATCACATCAGTGATGCTCAGCGCATCTTTTGACGTCGAGACGGATGCATCAGTCAGGCCTGGCGATTTTGGGGAATAGTATTTCGGTAAATCTTCCAGTTTCATTTTTGGACCTCCCCGTCATGCATTATTTCGTAAATCTTCACGCCCAGCCGCCCACCAGGAACAGGCTGACCGCGCACAATATTGATTTCATCAAACTGCTCGTCGTCTATGAGAAGTCCGGCATGCGTCAGCGCATCCAGTGGTGCTTTCAGGATATTGTCCAGGTCACGACGGCGCTTATCCGGTGGCTCTGCAATAATCTTTATCGCCAGCCTTCCGGACAGGTTTAATTTCAGCCGCTGCTGGCGAACAATAAGTGCCACATCACGGCGATAACACTCACCGGCTTTTGATACAAAATATGTGCTGCCACGACGTCGCCAGTAGGTGTTCACCGTCGGCGGGTAAGGCAAAACAAACTCTATACGCATCAGTAACCTCTTTTACCCGAGCACGCCGGTTGCAAAGGCGTGATCAAGAAAACGAAAAATTAAATCAATCTGGGAACCATGCTTTTCTTCAAATGCCAGCGGATCAGCATGAAGTTCATTGTGATGCTCCCGGCACAGCGGTAGCGTAAAAATATCGTGGGATTTTGTTCCCATTCCGCCCTGACCATGACCAATCAGGTGATGGGGATCGTCGGCTGGCTTACCACAACACGCACACGGCTGTGTCTTTACCCAGCGCGTATATTTCTCATTTACCCAACGGCGACGTTTAGGTCGCTTCATGAAAGATTCAGGAGACTCCGGATCAACGGCAATGCTGACCACCGTCTTTTCCTGTGGTGGGTTCTGTTGCTGGTGGGCGTGAGGCGGTAGCACAATATTTTTTGTGCGCTGCTTCAGTATGCTGGTGGCAGTCTGTTCTCCCGGTATGATGTCGCTCTCGCGGTATATTGAGCGGATTTTTTCACCCGGAAGCTTCAGGATTCGACGCGCCATATTTTCGGTCATGGCATCCACTACATCATTTACAGCAGCCCAGCAGTACAATTCAGCCAGCGATAATTCCCGCTCCTGTGCGCCATTCATTGCGTGACGGATGACGTCAATCATCCATGCTGACAGGTTTTGCTGAGCAAGTTGCCCAAGTGATTCGGATGTCTGGTCACGCAACTGATTGTCGCAGTGCCAGCACAATACCATCGCACCGGTACCGTAACGATGTATGACGGTTTCACTGTGATGATAGTCACCATGAGGCCACTGGCAGGATTTGACATGACGCGACAGCCAGTCAGACAGTGCACCAGCACCGCCAGCAGCACGAATCACCCGCTCATTGCTGAAAAATGGCAGTAATGATTTGTCCTCCGCCAGCGGCTGGCGAACGGCAGGCACGACTCCGGACGGCAGACCACGCATGCTTTTCGGTTCCGGCTCCACCAGCACACGAGGATTATGAAATACCTGCATGGATTCACGGCCCGGCTTAAGGACCACCAGCCCGAGTTCCGGTACCGGAACAGGTCGAAGTAATACCCGCACGTTACCTCCAGATACGTTGCTGGTATGTGCGGGACGGACGCGGTGGGCGTTCTGAGTAAGGAAGCCTGACGGAGATTATCCAGTGACGATAATCGAGGCTGAGGGCTTTCTTAATCTCGTATCCGTGTCTGCGGTAACACTGAATCAGCCATTCGGCCTGTTCTTCAGTGCATGGAGGGTGTTGGTACCAGTCGGTTTTAAATACGCGCGAACGCCGCCCATGCCTGCTGGCACGAACGGCATCAGAATTGTGATTTTTGGTATTGTGCGCCATTTGTTTTCTCTGCTGGCGCAGCAGGTGCCAGTTGTTCAGGCTGGCGTGCGGCAATATTGTCTCTGATTTCTGTTGTCGTCAACAGGCAGCGTGCTATCATCGAATAGTGTTCTATCCTACTCCGTGAGGTTTACCATGCGTACAACCCAACAATTCAGCATTACATTAACTAACGAGATGGCTGACATGGTGCGCGCCCGTGTGGCTTCCGGTGCCTATGCTTCAGAAAGCGAGGTCATTCGTGAAGGGCTTCGTGCACTGAATGAGCGCGATAAAGCAATCGAAGCGTGGTTAACGCATTCAGCTGCCCCCTCTCTTGATTCTATCCGCGAAAATCCAAACAACGGACGCTCCATTTCACAGGTTCGCGCCGCGATTCGATCCGGGAAGTAATCTGCATGACATATGAAGTCATCATTACCCCCGAGGCCGAACAGCAGATAATAAACCTGCACAGATATATAACGGAGAAAGCAGGAAGCGTCATTGCTGACAATTATGCCAATGCGCTTCTTGATTATCTTGATGGGTTTTCTGCATTTCCGCATCGGGGCAATAAACGCGATGATATTCGCCAGGGGATGCGGGTAACTCATTTCCGCCACAGAACGATTATTGCTTTTGCCGTTGATGACAATAAAGTCTTTATCGCAGGTGTTTATCATGGCGGACAAAGTTATGAAACCGATTTCTTATAAACTTGTCCCCACAGAATTCCGGTGTTAGAATAAAATGTCCGCCCGCTCTCTTGCTGGCGGATTCGTAAGCCATATAAATCAAAGCTCCCGACTCATGTTTGTGTCGGGAGCTTTTTTCAACGATTTATCCCCAACCGCAAATAGAATACATCACCAGCGCCTCCGCCATTGCAATTCCTGCCGTTGTGAATGCTTCAGGCCAGGTCATCGTAAAATATCCTCCGCGCTTATCAGTCCATTTCGTTTCAGGTAATCCATCGCCTTCTCCGGTAATTTGCAGTCCGGCTGAGCTTTTTTCAGTTGACTGACCAGTCGTTTAACCCACATTGTTAATTCGCCAACCTGATTACTGGATGCCAGTGGATTGTCGGCTTTACTCAGAATGACAGCACAGCAGGCCTCTTTGAGCACCCAATCAACAGCATCTTTCCATGCTCCTGTTTCGACTGGTGGATTCTCACGCTTTACCTGTTCATAAAAGCGCACGGCTTTAACCAGTCCTTCTGATGTCACCGGGACTGACGGGGCAGTGAATAAGGCCTGAATCTCATAGCTCGGCCTGTCGTTGCAATCC